TGTCAATGATGAAATCAAAACATTCGATAGTTTACATCCAAATGTGGCAACGATGATTTTAGATAAATTTGAATTCAGAATCAATATTGATAGTGGATTGCGTAAATATGAAACATATTCAGATTGGGAAAATCGGATGTTAGAAATGAATATTAGTGAGGAAACGAAAAACTCAATACGAACATCAAAACCATTGCGATATTATTTGGATAGAGTTGTTAGATTTGTTAATGACAATCCTAAGATTTTGAATCATTCTAAACAAGAACCAATTAAGAATAAATCAATCGATTGTATATCACACTATCCAGACATACCACTTTTAAATATTTATAATCCAGACGACGGTCGCGATACTTTAATCGAAATTGCGGAAATGAATAAACAACATCAAATACTTATGAGACAACGACCACCATTGTTTATGGGAAATCATTTACATATGCCGATGTCGGGAGGTGGAGAGCAATATGATACAAGCAGAATGAAATTATTATTCAAAGGATTAATGTCGGATTTAGAACGGAAAGGAAAACCACTGAACGAACATGATAGACGTATGATATTCAGTTTGATCCGTTCATTGGAGATCGTCGGTGATGTATTAATGAAGACAACAGAGAAAATGACAGAATTTAATCGTTGGTTAGATATAAATCCATCAGTAATTCAAGATAAAACAGTTAGTGTAGGTTCAATTGAAGATAGTATTGAAAAATACAGAAATATCGCACAAAAGTATGAAACTATAGAAAATGGATTGCTCGATATTGGAGGCAAAATATCAAAAATGTAAAAACAATATAGAAATGTTAAAGTTTTAATTTTTTGAAAAATATTTTACGCAAAATATTTTTCTTATGATTATAGTATATTACGAATGTCAAAACCAGTGGCACAACCATCAGCCGCAACTGAAGTAGCGCGCGGTGCACAAGGAGTACCACCATCCTATGATCCACAATCACAAAGAAAATTAGTGGATTTGTTTGCGCCAAACGGTGTTCAGAATCGGGAGATGAACGCATTTTTGTTCAACGCACTTGAAAATGGTTGTCTACCAGAAGCAGTCAAATCGAAATATTACAAAATTATACCAAATGACAATGCTACACCAGAACAAGTTCCAAATGTAGTATTGGATCGTATGAGTCAAATTGGTCGAATTGGTCAAGAGGAATTATTAGTACACTCAAAATGCGATGGATTCAATAAGTATTTCACGAAAGGCGCAGAGGGTAAGTTTGAACCGACAGGATTGAGAGGATTCTTGGATTTTCCAGTTTCGGTAGAGGGAGGAAAAACTGTCAAGTTATTAGATTATTTTGATGGAAAAGCGTATGTTGAACCAATTGTTGGTGCTACTGTAAAAACAAATCTTCGCGAAATTTTACAATATGTCGACAAATGCAAATCGAAAGGACTAGATCAAGAATTTCCGAAATCAGATCTAATTATGTACGATCTACCGCAACGACGAACGATCAAGTATGATCCCAAATCAGAGAAGTATCGTGTTTATGAGGACGGAAAGGAACAAGCATTCGCCGATGAAGATACTAAATGTTTCGGCACGGGAACTAAAAATTGCCAAGAAACAATTCTTGCGTTATTGGATAATTCTGGAAACTCATTGATGACTGAATTAAACGACGCCACACTCGAAGAGGGGAAAGTTAATATCCAACCGGAAATTGCTATTAAAATTTTGGAGAAATTAGGTTTCCAAAAAGTTAAATCGCAAGGCGCATCTGGAATGATCACCATTTTCGAATCAGTTGATCAGTGGAAAAACGGCAAAGGTAACATGAACGAAAAATTGGCGAGTTATTTAAGACATTTAGTATCATATGTTAATGGAAATCCAGAAATACTCAATCATGGATACAAAGTAACCAGTGATGCATCAGATGATGAAAATCTTAGAAGCATTGGTATTAAGCGTTTCCCAGCAATTCCGATGATTCCAACAATGCGTCAAGGAAACAGTTCTATCATTGATATCGCGGAAACGATGCAACAACAACATAAGTTGATGTCCGATCCAAGACTATTAACGTCATTTGGAGTCAGAGGAATTCCAATGTTCGGAGGGCAAAGTGGAGGATCTGGTGGTGTAAAAATCAGAGCACTCATTATGGGACTTATTTCCGATTTAGAGCGCGCGGGGAAGAAATTAAGTACGAAAGATAAAGATATGATTATTAAAAATATCGAATTTTTAGAGAAACTCGAAAAATCATTAACACAAGTCGGACAATATCTTTCAGAATACCGTCGTTGGATACCACTTATCCCAGATGGAAACGCTGAGACGATCGGATTTGAACCGATTGAGAGGAAGATCGAAAAATACAGAAAATGTATAGTCGAGCAACAAAATCTCGAGTCGGGATTAATCGGTGTTGCATTACAATTAAAGAATAAATGCGCGTAAATTTTTTTCGAATATAGTAAAATTTCGATGTATGTAAAAATATTTTTTTGTTAAAAAATGTTTTAATTTTTTTCTTATGAATATAATATACGAGGAATGACACAACCACAAAGTCTTATGGAATTATTTGAAGACAAACCTTCGGGACCCATTATTCCGAAAATTTTTTTCAATGCATTAGAAACTGGTTATCTTCCAGAAGTTATTAAGTCCAAATATTACAAACTCGATGGCAAACCATTGGAGAATAGTGACAAAGTTCCATCTTTCATTTTACTTTATGTAACAAGAATTGGAAAAGAATTTAGAGCAAATGAAGATCGGATCGTGAAGGACTTTTCAAAATCAGAAGGTTTTGATAGATATTTTGAAATAAGGGATACACATTTAGATATGAGCAAATTGGAGTCAATGCTCGACATCGGAATTGAAGTTGATTCAACATACGAATTACCAAAATCGCAATCAGTACAACCGCCAACTTGGGGAACAGCGGTAGCACAACAGAAACCGTTGACATCCGCACAACAACTTTCGATGCCACAACATTTACAACCTGTACCACAACGAGAACAATCGACACCAGTATCGCAACAATCGATGTTTGGAAGAGTGACTGGTGCAGTATCAGGTGCAGTATCAACAGTAGCGGAGTTAGCGAGAGCGGCTGTTGAAGAATCAGGTTATAACGCTGAAGGTGGTTCGAGTCGAAAATTACTCGATTATTTCAAAAACGATTTTAGTGATCAAATACCAGTGTTAGGTGTTCCGAGTCTTAATATTAGTGAGATCGTTAAGGATATCAATCAATTCAGACCTAAGAAAGGAACATCAGTCGAACAAGATTTTCCAAAATCGAGTTTGATTATGTACGATTTACCAAGTCGCCGAATTGTGAAATACGATCAAAAATCAGGCAAATACCAATTATTCGAAAATGGAAAACTAATCGATTTTGATGATATTGATGAGGAAAAATGTTTCGGACTCGCCGATAATGGTGTAGATTGCGCAACGAAATTAGTTGAACTTTTCACAGGACAAGATGCTACAATACTCAATCAAATCAAAAGTAATCCACAAGCATTCCAAAACGTTCTCGAACATGGTATGGTTGGCATGCAACCAGAATTCGCGATAAAAATTTTGGATAAGTTCGGATTCCAACGAAATCAACAAGATGAATCAATAAAATTCGAAAGTGTTCAACAATGGATCGATGGATTATCAACAAAACAAAATATTAATGACATTGAACTCAAGAATATCACTCAAAGCACATCACTTTTAAATTTCTTACGCACACTTGTCAGTTATATCAATGGAAATACTGAAATTCTGAATCATCACGGTGAAGTATCAGGTGACAAATTATCAAACGATCCATTATTGAAAAACTTAAATATTTCACGTTATCCAGAACTGCCATTGACACCAACAACAAAAGTGGGAAAAGATTCTTTCCTTGAACTCGCAAATATACACAGACAAGTTGGACAATTACGTTCAGATCCAAGTTTGTTCACCGCATTCCCTATTTCCGTCATGCGTGGTGGTCAAAGTGGAGGTTCAACTACAGTAAACATCCGTTCAATTATTGTTGGATTACTCGCTGATTTAGAACGAATAGGAAAGAAACTTAGTGCGAAAGATAAAAATACACTTATGTCGAATATTGATACACTTGAAAGTCTCGAATCTAAATTAGGTCAAGTTGGTCAATACTTATCAGAATATCGTCGTTGGTTATCCATTGACCCAGAAGGTAATAAAAACGAATTCGTCGGTATGGAAACTATCGAAAGTGCGGTTCATAAATATAGAGACGGTATAATTAAACAATATGATATAGAATCTCGATTACTCAATGTTGCTGTAGCCTTAAAAAGTAAGTGTGCTTAAACATTACTTTTATATTTTATAATAATAATAATATTATTTTGTATATTTAAAAATCGAATGAAATGTCGCTCATTTTTTTCATATTGTTTTAATTTTATTCACCTAATGTTGAGTATTACAATTGCATTTTCATTTTTAATTGCGAATTCATATATGAATATAATTCTATCACATAATATATTATGACAGGTGGATTAATTCAATTAGTAGCATATGGAGTCGAAGATATGTTTTTAACACAAGAACCACAAATTACTTTTTTTAAAGTAGTTTATCGCCGACATACAAATTTTTCAATCGAACAGATTCCACAAAAATTTACACACACACCAGATTTTGGTAAACGGGTGTCATGTATTGTGTCAAAAGAAGGTGACTTAATAAGCAATATGACTTTAGTCATCAAACTACCAGAAATTCCCCAAATCAGAAATACCGATGGTTCAATTGACACATTGACGAAATTCGCATGGATTAGGAAAATCGGGTTTGGAATTATTAAAGAAGTCGAAATTGAAATTGGTGGACAAACAATTGATAAACATTACGGCGAATGGTTAAATATTTGGTCAGAATTATTAGGACACCGTGATAGGGATATTGATAAATCGATCGGAAATATTCCAGAACTTTTTGACTATTCAAGCAGTAAGCAAGAATATACATTGTACGTTCCATTACAATTTTGGTTTTGTCGATCGTCAAATTTAGCATTACCAATCATGTGTTTGCAATATAATGACGTTAAAATTAATTTGGAATTATCAGATTTAGAAACATGTTATACGACGTCACCCACACATTATATAGTTGTCGATAACGATTTAGTTAATTTAGAACCATTTGAATATATATATCAAACCGTCGACGATTATTTAGCATATGGTATATTTTCGCACTTTGACATAATTACAAAGCGATTGTATTACATCAAAATATCGAATGATCCTTTTTTAGCAATTAATGATGCGAACTTTTATGACAATACTTATTACACAGAATCGCAACGTCAAGACATGATTGAAAAATATTCTATCATGGGTTATGATAGTCATTATGCAGTTGAAACATATATTAATACTACGACACTCGATTCAGTATCAGTAGCATATACACAAAATACCTTTAAAAATATTAGAATAACTGATTGTTTCTTACTTATTAATTATGTGTTTTTGGACGATGAGGAACGCATTAAATTTTATAAGGCAGAACATGAATACATTTTTGAGCAATTGATTTATAATGGTTCAACATCATTGGATGGCGTCAATCGTAGTGTTAAAATCGGATTAATCAATCCATGTAAATTAATGGTATGGACAGCACAATTTGATTACCTTATTAATAATCGCGTGAACGATTTATTTAATTATACTGATAATTACATTTACGTGAATGACAAAATGATAGGGAAAAGTGTTATTCAAGAATCGACAATATTATTTAACGGACGAGATAGAATGGCAACACAAGATGAAATGTACTATAATTGTGTTCAACCGACGCAATATTTTAAATACGCACCAGATAGTGGAATTAATATATATTCATTCGGTTTAATACCAGATAGTATACAACCATCAGGTTCATGTAATATGAGTAAAATAGATAATATACAAATTCAAGTAAAATTAACCAATCAAGTATCAAGAACTAATACAGTGACATTTAAATGTTACGGATTAACATCAAATGTATTTAGAATAGTGTCAGGAATAGGAGGTGTTGTCTTTACAAAATAAAGATCGTGTAAAAAAATGTATTTATGCGAGTCCAAGAAATGTTCGTGGCATCGTACTGACATGTCTTTTCAGTTCGACAGGTGTCATGTATGTTTCCATATCACATGCGATGTATGTAGAGGTACGAGGATTTCTTATAGCACCGTCAGTGAACCAGTGCCATTTGTGATTTTCATCAAGATAAAATCGATGGACAACGACATCACCATTTTTGCGCCGTTGGTGAACAATGATTTTCACTCCAACTCCAACATGAGAACCGAAATTGATCGCGTCGGCGATCTGCGACCGCGAAAAGACACGAAAATCAAACCCATCGGTGACTTGAATGTGTTCGACAAGGTGTTCAATCAATGTTTGATGATCTTTCGTTTCCATCAATATTTATTATTGATAAAAACTTTATTAATTCTAAACTAACCTATATTAGACCTTTTCAAATAATTATTATTTTCAATTTTTTCACTCAAAATACGCTAACCCCGCTAAACCACTCATGACTCGTAAAATATTAATTCCTTTATTATAAATGTTAATGTGCATCGTTTTTTTAGTTTTTCGCATATACTGAACGACACTATCCTTAAATTTAATCAATAAATCAACTGAACCGATCCTCCCTAAATTTGCATTTCCAGATGGTTGCAATTGTTCGGGATGTAATGCAAAACTATAAATGTTTATACCATCGTCTTCGGCACGTGTATGTCTATCGTATTTTTGTATACACTCATAATAAACACTATCTTTTGCGGATTCTCGTTCACGTCCATTATATCTTATTTGCATCGTTTCTATTGGGTTAACATCAAGATACGTTATAACTGTTTCACCAGTCTTCATGGTAACGCTATTTGTGATTCTTACCAAATAATTATTCCATTTCTTTTCACCATTAGGTTGTGAACCATCAATATATTCGTCCAATCGACATGCAATATATAATTCCTTCGATAATGTACAAAAGTTTAGTTGTACCGTAACTGTATCAGTATCATTCAAATTAATTAATGTCGTTCCGTTCGATTGTATTGTCTCCATTAACATATCGTGTTTCGTTTTTGCTACTTTCATTCTATTATCGTTTTCCAAATAAATATAATTACCAATGACATTGCATTTTAACTTTGGATTTTTATTAAATTTCGTCAATGGTGGATAATAAGCAACATCATCGAATTCTTTCAAACGAACATTAATATGAACATCCGAAAAGTTTAAACATACTAACGGTAATGAGGATTCGTAAAATTTACTAAAAGTGAATGGTAACGGAATGTATAAGGTGTATTTGCACTTTTTAGTATTGTTATATGTATACAAACTTGACACATTCCCAATTATTTTATTGTATCCGATCAATTTACTTTCAGTCATTTCAGTTTTGTATATAAAATGTAAAAATTCTCCTGTCAATGTATCAACAACCATATCATCAATCATTAATCTAACATCATCAATAATATAATGTCCAATTTCATGTATCCACGCAAAATTGACACCTTTATTTTCATACACATTTCGAACAATATCTTCTAATTCTGAATATTTAATATAACTACTTTTATTGACTGTTGCTTGGACTGAATATGGTCTTATCTTATCTATCAATTCTAATGAATGATTTTTCTCTGTAGTGTAGTAATCGATAAGATTCTCACTTGTGGCATCAATAGTACTTTTGAATAATGACACAATATTCCCTAACGCTGATAATACGACAACATGGTTCATTAAGTATCTAATAAAATCCGTGATATTCTCAAAACTATTATATTTAGTATTTATCGTTCCCATATTACCATATAAATTTTGCGGTGTGATTGCATTTGTCGTTTCTTCATTCGTAGAGTAATATGGTAATCCAAATAGTTCATTCATCTTATTAATTTCTATAACAATACTTTGTCGATCAATTGCATCATACCACCCGTGTAAATTCATACTACTTTCAAATGGATTTGTCGATGAATTTATCGCTTCATTGAAAAGTGCTATTAAGCCAACATTCGATGGTTCGAAAAATATTTCGGAGTCCAAAATATTTTGTTTAATTTTCTCTTCATACCATAAGTGTCTCTCCAAATCATTCGTTTCATCATATGGATTATTCTCCAATATTGCGAGGCGATTCTCAATTGTTAAACACATTAGATCCATCGGACTTATGTACATGCTATTTGATACATTCAAATATTGTAAAAACGGAATCATATAGTCATCTAATTGTTTCAAAACATTATCATATGTTTCTTCGTATGTCGTCACATCTTCGTTGATATACATGTTTTGATTATTGTATATTTCTTTATGCATTTCGATGTATATCTCGATCGGATAAGCATACATATATTTCGTCTGCCCTAAATACATATTTTTTATTTTGAGTACATTACCATAAGTATCATATTTTGTCATGTCATTAAGATATGTATTTATCATTGTATTGATCAGATTAACACCATCATTATACATTTGATAACCATATGTATAAAAATCATTACTCGTAACGAATTGATCATTTGCTGTCATAAACGGATTTCCCATTGTATCATAAATAGTTTGTTCTGTGATTGTTTGATAA